TGCCACGGATACCGGGGGCGTTGATGGTGAAGCTGCCACCGGAAAGGGCTCAATAAGCCACTATCAGGAAGCATCCGACTAACTATGACTCAAAACCCTCAAAACGGCTTAGATAGCCCTACAGCCCCATACCTAGGGGCGACAGAACCGCGTATTCGCTCCAAACCAGTCGATTTACCATCCCGCGGACAGGAAATGATCGACTTCTGCGAGTCTTTGAAGGATCCGGTGACCGGTGAGAACTTCAAACTCCTCCCTTGGCAGAAACTTCTGGCTATGGAAATGCACCGCGTCAAGCCTGACGGAAGGTGGTATCACAACGAAGTAGGGGTCATTATTGCTCGTCAGAATGGAAAAAGTACGTTCATGCAGCTTCGTATTCTGGCTGGAATGTTCCTCTGGGGTGAGCGTTTACAGATCCATACAGCTCACAAACTAACAACCTCATCTGAAATCTTTTGGAAAATCGATGACATTATCCAAGCCAATGAACAACTTGTGACGCGGTTTGTCAAAAAGTACGAAACAAAGGGTAGCCAAGAGATCAAACTCAATGATGGCACCCGTTACCTGGTAAGAGCCAATAACTCAGCTGCTCGCGGAATTGCAGCGCCAGACACAATCCATCTTGATGAAGTACGCGAATACAAAGACGACGAAGTCTGGGCATCTTTGCGCTTTACGCAGATGGCGTCAAAGAATCCGCAAGCGATTATGTATAGCAACGCCGGAGACCAACATTCCGTAATCCTGAATCGTATGCGCGAGCGCGGGCTCGCAGCTGCTGCTGGTGCCGATGATCCTATCGGTTGGTTTGAATGGTCGGCAGAACCAGGATGTGCAATAGATGACGTCAAGGGATGGCAACAAGCCAACCCAAGCCTTGGACATACGATCCATTTCGATAATCTTAAGTCTGCTATGTCAGACGATGAGTCTATTATTCGCACAGAACTTTTGTGCCAATGGGTAAGCCAGATTAACCCAGCCATCAATCCGTCAAGTTGGACAGAGTGCGCGCATGAGGGTACGCTCGCTTTGGATCGGGAGCAACCAACTTGGATGGCTATTGATCTGAGCCCAGATCGAAAAGCAGCTGCACTAGTTGCTGCGCAACGACTTGTTGGGGACAAGTTTTGCGTAGTATTACTGGAAACGTATTCGAATCCAGTTTCGATTGATGATAAAGACCTTGCGAACAGTATCGCTGTCTGGACGAAGCGGTATAGCGTGGAGACGGTCGCTTATAGTCGTCAAACGGCTGGTGCAGTTGCTTCTCGATTGGCTCCGGCAGGAATCCCAACAACTGCCATTGATGGGGCTTTGTACGGACAAAGTTGCGACGAGATGTTGTCGGCTATTACCTCCCAGAGGCTTGTGCATGGAAATCAAGCCGAACTAAACAAGCAAGTTTTATCCGCGGTTAAATTACCGTTCAAAGATGGCGGATGGTATCTAGGCAGAAAAGCCTCAGCTGCCACAATCTGCGCCACGGTTGGAATGGCGATGGTGTCTCACTTTGCGACACGTCCTGACTCAGAAGTGGACATTGTGTTGGGTTGATTATGCTATAATTTTATGCTAATGGCTATCAGAGATTTTTTCGCAAAGGCTCCTGAACCGGTAGGACTTACGGTAGACGCAGCTGCAACTCCTGTCCCTTTTAATGTTTCTACATTGTCAAATCAGTTTGGCACTTTGGGATCTGCAACTCGTCAGCAGGCGATGGCTATTCCAACAATTGCAAGAGCGCGTAACATTCTATGCAGCCTTGCCACATTGCCATTAGAGCAATACATCAAAAGTACCGGCGCACACGTCGAACCTAATCGCGTAATTAATCAACCCGATTCGCGTGTAGCCGGTTCTGCTATTTATGCTTTCATTGCTGAGGATTTACTATTTCACGGCGTGGCTTATGGACAAGTCATGTCAATGTATGCAGATGGACGCATTCAAGAATGGACACGCGTTGCACCTGAGCGCGTAACTGAAACACTAAACACAAATCAAACTGAGATCGTTGGTTTCAGAGTTGATGGATACGACGTCCCAACAATGGGCGTTGGATCTCTCGTTGTGTTTAATGGTTTGGATGAAGGATTCTTGTCACGCGCTGGTCGTACAATTCGCGCAGCTATTGCATTGGAAAATGCGTCAGAGGCTTTTGCTAAAGAACCTGTACCTATGATGGTTCTAAAGTCAAACGGAACAAATCTTACTAGCGAGCGTATCGGCAAATTGCTTGAAGCCTGGCGCGTCGCCCGCAGCACTCGGAGCACAGCGTTTCTGAACGCCGACGTGGAATTGCAGGCGATGGGAATTGATCCAAACAAACTGCAACTAAACGAAGCGCGTCAATACGTCGCTTTGGAGTTATGTCGAGCGATTGGTTTGCCTGCATACTTTGCAAGCGCTGAAACTACTTCGATGACTTACTCAAACGCAGTAAACGAACGTCGTTCACTTATTGACTTTGGTGGACGCAACCTACTTTTGGCAATCGAACAACGTTTGTCAATGCCTGACTTCGTCGGTCAGGGCAACGTGATCCGTTACTCGCTAGACGAGTACCTACGCGGTAATCCTTTGGAGCGCGCTCAGGTTTACGAGATCCTAAACCGAATCGGTGCAATGAGTGTCGAGGAAATCCGCAAAGAGGAGGACTTGTTAAATTGAAAATAACAATGCCAGTCACACTAACCGCATCTGATGCTGAAACTCGCATCATTGCAGGTCGTATTGTTCAATGGGACTCAGAGGGAAACACCTCAGCGGGTCGCACAAAGTTTCTACCTAACTCAATCGAGTTTGGCAAGAACACAAAACTAGTTTTAGAACATAACCAAACAAAGCCAATTGGCAAGTTAGTCGAATGGTCTCAGGATGATTCAGGCATTACTGCATCTTTCAAGATCGCTAAGACAACTGCTGGAAATGACGCGTTAGAGGAAGCAGCAACAGGTTTGCGCTCAGACTTTAGCGTTGGCGTTCAAGTAGATGCGTGGGATAACAAAGACGGCGTTATGGCTATCAGCGCATCCAAGTTAATCGAAGTTTCACTCGTAACCGATGGAGCAATCCCAGGCGCCGAAGTGGAAAAGGTCGCAGCTACAGAAACACAAGGTACTGCTGCAACCGAATCAACCCCGGAACCTCAAATCGAGGAACCTAAGACCGAAGGAGATGACCTAGTGTCAGAAACCGTTTCAGAGGCAGTATCAACCGAAGCGGTTGAAGCTGCAAAGTCAGAAGTGAAGGCAACTTCATACCCACTCAATTCGCAAAAGGTTCGTAACCCAATCGTAGACAAGGCTTCATACTTGGAGCACTCAGTTCGCGCATCAATGGGTAACGAGGACTCAAAGTTGTACGTTGCAGCAGCAGCGGACACTACAGACAACGCAGGTCTAGTACCTACACGTCAATTGACAGAAGTTATCAACGGCATCTCAAACGCAGATCGTCCAGCGATTGACTCAATCTCACGCGGTGCTCTACCAGATGCTGGTATGACATTCGAGATTCCAAAGATCACAGTTGCACCAACTGTCGCAGCAGCGTCAGAAGGCGGTACTCCAAGCGAGACAGACCAAAACAGCGAGTTCGTCTCAGTTTCTGTATCCAAGTACATTGGACAGCAGACATTCAGTCTAGAGCTTCTAGATCGCTCATCTCCAGCATTCTTTGCTGAGTTGGTACGTCAGATGGAGTTTGCTTACGCAAAGGCTACAGATGCAGCAGTAGTTGCAGCACTTATCGCAGGTGGAACAGACGGCGGAAACCGTACAGTTTCAGCAGCTAACGTTGCAGACTTCGTATCAGATGCAGCAGTTTCTATCTACAAGGGAACTCTTGGATTCGCGCAGAACATCATCGTATCTCCAGAACAATGGGGCGCTTTGATGGGACTCGTTGATGGTTCAAACCGTCCAATTTTCACACAGACAATTAACCCACAGAACGCTGGCGGAGATCTAACTGCTACTGGCGTCCGTGGAAACGTACTAGGTCTTAACCTACGCGTAGACCGTAACCTAACAACAGGCTCAGGCGTTGGCGATAACACAATGATCATCGTGAACCCAGATGCTTACACATGGTACGAGTCAAGCCGTCTACAGCTACAGACAAACCTAATCTCAACAGGTCAGGTACAGGTCGGTTACTACGGCTACGGCGCAGTTGCGACAAAACTAGGCGCAGGCGCATACCGCTGGATGGTTGCATAACCACTAGCACAATTAATCATGGGGGGGCGGTTGCTCCCGATCGCTCCCCCAGTCGTTTAGAGAGGACGAGATGCCAAGTATTATCACAGCTGCACAGTTGAGAACGGTGCTTGGCGTTTCGTCTGCTCTTTATAATGACGCGTATCTTGATGACATCATCGATACATCTGAGGCAGTTATCTTGCCTTTGCTTACAGTTTTCGCAGCACCAATCGATAGAGTTTCGCTGACAGACAATGTCGCAACTTTTCACACAGTAGGGATTCATGAGTTCACCGAAGGACAATCAGTTGTCATCGCAGGATGCGGATCACCTTACAACGGCACTCGAACAGTCAATGCTGATCCAGGAGCCTTTACCTTTACTTGTGACATCACAAACGCAGATCTTGATCCAATCAATGTCATCCCAAGTGGATCCGCAACACTTACAGGCGCTGCAACTTATGTCGGTGTCGCAGCAGTTGAATCTGCCATTCTGGTTGTATCAGTAGAAGTTTTCCAATCTCGTACTGCTCCTGGTGGACAGATCGAGGGGCTCGATTTTGCTCCGTCGCCATACAGGATGGGGCGTTCACTTTTTAACCGCGTCGTGGGTCTCTTAGGACCATACATCGATGTTGAGACGATGGCACAATAATGCCAAGCACAATTCTCTCAGCAGTTCGCACACCTCTTGCTACAGCATTATCTGGAGTTACTGCAAACGTATTTAGTTACGTTCCAGAGCAGATCCCGGCTCCTGCTGTTGTTCTCGTTCCGGATTCTCCCTACATGGAGTTTGAGACAATTGGCAAGAGCACCTTTCGATGCAAACTGAATTACACAATTACCTGCTGCGTTGCTTATAACAGCAACCCGGCATCACTTGATAACATAGAACAACTAATCACGAGCGTTGTGGCGGTTATACCAGCTGGATACGATGTCCAGGTAGTAGATCGACCAACAGTTACACAAGTAGGCGCTAGTAACTTGCTAGTCGCGGACATACGCGTATCCACCTGGTATACGCAGACGGCATAAGGAGATCACCCAATGGCAACAACAGTTATCACGGGTCGCGACCTAATTCTGACAATTGCATCAACAAACTATGATGCACAGACAACTAGCGTCACACTCGTAAACAGCCCAACTATCGATGTTTTTCAAACACTCGATGGCAAGGCATACAAGCACACCGATGATCAGTGGACTCTCAACGTAGAGTTGCTTGCTGACTGGGGTGCTTCATCATCACTATTCGAAGCAATGTGGACTGCTGCTGATACAGCACCAAACACAACTCTAGCGGTATCGCTAACAGCTGCTACAGGCGCAGTATTCGCTTGCAACGTTCTACCAGTATTTCCACAGGTCGGTGGAGCTGCCCCAGGCGCTCAGACTGACTCATGGACACTAACAGTAGTTGGAACACCAGCAGACACATTCTCAGCGTAACATCTAACAAACGGGAGCAAAGATGAAACTCGGAATAACAATTCAATACAACTCAGGCGACGAAGCAACATACTATGCACAGCCACCTGAGTGGGCTAAATGGGAAAAGGCGACCGGACATACAATCTCACAAGCAACTGACAAGATCGGTATGTGGGATCTTATGTTTCTGGCTTATCACGCTCACAAGCGTGAGAATGCTGGAAAGCCTACTAAGTCTTTTGAAATCTGGTCTGAAACCGTTGCTGACGTAACGGTAGGAGACGATACCCCAAAAGCCACCAACCAGGAAGCATAGGCAGGATCCTCGTCAATCTAGCAATAGAGACGGGGATACCAATGCAATACTGGGATACGGCAGAGGATGTTTTAACCGCGATAGAGATAATTAAGGAGCGATCGGATGGCAGATGAAGTCAAGATCGCTTATGACAAATCAGATCTACGCGGTATTACCAGGGCTTTCAAGGCTATGGACGATGAAGCCGTACAAGCTGCTAAGAAAGAAAGTTCTGCACTTGCTGAGTTTGCTGCTGACAAGATTAAGCAAACAGCAGCGACTCGTCAGGTTTCAGGTACTGCTGCTCGGCGTATTGCTGACGGAGTGGTAATTAGCAAGTCATCAAAGATCGGTGAGTTTAGTTACGGCTTTGCTCGTCAAAAGTTCTCTGGTGGCGGTAGCACTTTAGATTTACTTTATGGTATGGAGTTTGGTTCGAATCGCTTCAAGCAGTTCCCAAACCGTACTCCAAACCGCGGTCGAGGTAACTCCGGTTACTTCATTTATCCGACTTTGCGACAGATCCAACCGGAGCTGATTCGTAAGTGGGAAACAGCGTTTGATAGCATTTTGAAGGAGTGGGACTAATGGCAGGTAATAGAACTCTCAAACTCTCGATCCTTGCTGACGTTGATGACCTTAATAAGAAACTAAAGCAAGCCAATAACGACGTAGAATCCTCATCTAATAAACTTTCAGAGTTTGGCAAAAAAGCCGGCTTAGCCTTTGCAGCAGCTGCAGCAGCAGCGGGCGCTATGGCTATCAAGATCGGCGTAGATGCAGTTAAAGCAGCATCTGATCTATCTGAAACTATTTCAAAGGTTGGCGTTCTCTTTGGAGATTCAGCTAAAGACATTGAAAAGTTCGCAGAAGGCGCTGCCTCGGCTCTCGGACAAACTAAGCAACAAGCGTTAGACGCAGCTGCCACTTTTGCAACCTTTGGTAAAGCAGCTGGGCTATCAGGCAAAGACCTATCTAAGTTCTCAATTGACTTTGTAAAACTATCCTCAGATCTAGCATCATTTAATAACACTTCACCAGAGCAAGCAATCAACGCAATTGGTGCTGCACTTCGTGGCGAGGCTGAGCCTCTACGCGCTTACGGCGTATTACTTGATGATGCTTCAATGCGTCAGGCTGCTTTGGAACTTGGCATTATCAGCACAACTAAGAACGCTTTGACTCCTCAGCAAAAGGTTCTAGCTGCTCAGGAATTGATCTACCGTCAAACAGGTGCAGCTCAGGGCGACTTTGAGCGTACATCCGACGGCTTGGCAAACAAAACTAGAATCTTAACTGCTCAATTAGAGAATGCTAAAGTAACCATTGGTGAGGCGCTTCTCCCAATCGTTTTGGAATTAACGACATTCTTTTCAACTAAAGTCATTCCAATTGTTCAAAGCGTGGCAGATGCTTTTGGCAGTAACAAAGACAAGACTGCAGGCGTCAATGGAATCTTGACGACTTTAGTAGACACAATCTCAGGATTAGTTATCCCAATCTTTAATGGAATGAGAAAAGCCTTTGATTCAATCAAGGCAACTATTATTGAAAACAAGGACGAGTTTCAGGCGTTCTTTGAAGTCATCAAAGCAGCTGCACCAATTATTGGAACAGTCATTGGAAAAGCTTTTGAAGTTATTGGCAAGATTGCAAGCGTTACTTTGAATCTTATTTCCAACGTTCTAGCTGCAATTAAGCCATTGCTAAATACTGCCATTGATGGTATTAACCTGGTTATTCGTGGATTGAACTTAATCAAGGTTGGTCAAGACATTCCAAGCCTTTCAAAGATTGGTTCGACATCAACTGCAGGCGCTGGTGGATTTAGTGGAACATTGCCTAATGGAACATCCTTTAGTAGTTCAAGCAGCACAACAACGACAACTCCTCCACCAACAACGACAACAAATCCAGCCATTGCTGCTGCATCTTCAATTGCATCAAATGCTGCTGCATCAGTAGGAACAATTGTCAATGGTTCTTTCAACGCTGGTTCTTTCCGTAAGGCAGAAGCTGCTGACTCTGGAAACGTGTATAACATCAACGTAACCGGAGCCTTGGATAAGGAAGGCGTAGCCCGTCAAATCGTCGAGATTATTAACGAGTCCTCATACCGCGGTGGCGGTGGATCCGCTGGAGCGTTGATCGCATGAGTCAATGGACTCCCGAATGGTCGGTGATTATTAATGGCGGTGGAGACTATACAAACGTCACGCTTGCCAATCTAACGATTACCTCTGGTCGCCAAGACATCTATTCTCAGCCTTACGCGGGTTATTGCAATGTTGAGATTATCAACCTTGACCAGTCGCCTATTGTCATGGACATTAATGACCAGATCACAATTAAGGTCAAGGATTCGTCTGGAACTTTTGTAAACCTATTTGGTGGCTTTGTTACAGACATCGACGTAGAGGTCACTCAGGCGTCATCTACGGCTCTAACAGAGCGTATCAAGGTAGTTGCTTTGGGTGCTTTGTCAAAACTGCCTAAAACCCTCACAACGGGCGTTTTAAGCAAGGCTTTTGATGGAGATCAGATTTACACGATTCTTAGCCAAGCCTTGTTTAATACTTGGAATGAAGTCCCAGCAGCCACAACTTGGGCTGGATACACAGCAACAACAACCTGGGCAGAAGCTGAGAACTCGGGGCTTGGCGACATCGACCGACCAGGCGATTATGAATTAACTGCCCGATCATCTAACACAACCGACATTTACAGTCTTGTATCGGCTTTGGCTACATCTGGTCTCGGATACCTCTTTGAGGACTCTCAGGGACGCATCGGTTATGCCGATAGCACTCACCGTAATACTTACCTAGCAACTAACGGTTATGTGGATCTAACTGGTAATCATGCTCTAGCCCGTGGCATCCGCACATCTAAGCGTTCTGGTGACGTCCGTAATAACGTGACAATTACTTACAAAAACGGCGATCAGCACACAGCAAGCGATGCAGAATCTATTGCCATTTACGGACAACAGGCTTACAACATCCAGACATCTTTGGAAAACGGCGCAGATGCAACAGCGCAAGCCAATTTCTACCTAGACCTCAGAGCCTTCCCAGAGGCTCAGTTTAAATCCATCACTTTCCCAATTACTAGCCCAGAGATCGATGACACAGATCGAGATGCCTTGCTAGAGGTATTTATGGGTATGCCGGTAAACATTACGGAATTGCCTACAAACATTGCTAACGGTGCTTTCCAAGGCTTTGTTGAGGGTTGGACTTTCACCGCTGGCTATAACGCGCTTTACTTGACTTTGACGGTGTCCCCAACGGCTTATAGCCTCCAGGCTATGCGCTGGAACGGAGTGCCGGTTACGGAAACTTGGAACACAATCAACGCAGGACTCGAATGGATTGACGCTACAATAGTAGCCTGATAAAAGGAGAACAATGGCAACGACAACTAACTTTGGGTGGGAAACGCCTGACGATACCGATCTCGTAAAGGACGGCGCAGCTGCTATTCGTACCGCTTTAGGCGGAGTCGATACTTCCTTTGTCGATCTAAAAGGCGGAACGTCAGGACAGTTACTTAGCAAGGCATCTAATACTGATCTCGATTACACATGGGTCGATCCATCAACAGGTGACATTACTGGCGTAACTGCAGGTACTGGTCTTTCAGGCGGTGGCACTTCTGGTTCAGTAACATTGTCATTTGATTATGCGGTCGGAAACCAAGCAATTGAAAATGCTCAAACAGGCACAAGTTATACATTAGTTTTATCCGATGCTGGGAAAATGGTCACATTAACTAATGCCTCTGCAATTACTTTGACAATTCCAACAAATGCCTCGGTGGCATTTCCAGTAAATACGCGCATTGATTTGCTTCAATACGGTGCAGGTCAAGTTACAGTCGGTGGCGCAGGAGTAACAATTTATTCAAGCGGTTCAAAATTGAAATTGTTTGGTCAGTATTCAGGCGCATCACTTTGGAAAAAAGCAACAGACACATGGGTTTTGATTGGTGACATAACTGCATGAGTCCACTAAAACCAATTGGATTAAACAAGTTTGCATTGGCTAAACCAACTTCAGTTGAGTATTTAGTTGTTGCAGGTGGAGGCGCTGGTGGTTCTACTCGCGGTGGCGGTGGCGGTGCAGGCGGTTATTTAACAGCATCTGGTTTATCCGTTTCGACTGGCTCAACCTATACAGTAACAATTGGTGCGGGTGGAACTGGTGCATTTGGCGATCCAGGTACAAGTGGCAACAATTCAGTTTTTTCAAGCATTACAGCAACTGGTGGTGGTCGTGGCGGTGCTGGTGTAACTCCAGCAGGTGCAAACGGCGGATCTGGTGGTGGTTCTCAAAATGGAAATAGCGCAGGAACTGGAATTGCTGGACAAGGCTATGCTGGTGGAGTTGGTTCTGGTGCAGGTTTTGCAGGTTCAGGTGGCGGTGGTGGTGCTGGTGCAACTGGTAGTGGTGGTAATAGCAACAACGGTGGCGCTGGTGGCGTTGGACTTTCATCTTCAATTGACGGCACCGCTACTTTCCGCGCAGGTGGCGGTGGTGGTGGCGTAGAGTCTGGAACTGCAGGTTCAGGTGGTGCAGGCGGTAACGGTGGTGGTGGAGCTGGAAGCAAAACCGGCAACGGCGGTGACGGTGGCACTAATACCGGTGGTGGCGGTGGTGGATCAGTAAACAACGGTTCAAACCGTGGCGGTAATGGTGGGTCAGGAATTGTTGTTGTTCGATACCCAGACACGTTTGCTGCAGCAGCCTCAACGACAGGTTCACCGACAATTACGGTTTCAGGTGGTTATAGAGTTTACAAATGGACTGGATCAGGGAGCATAACAATCTAATGGCACACGTTGCACAACTAGATGAAAACAACATTGTCATTCAGGTGATCGTTGTTTCAAATGATTATGAACCAAACGTTGAACAATTCGTAATTGATCTATTTGGTGGAGTTTGGAAACAAACCTCATACAACGGAACAATTCGCAAAAATTATGCAGGCATTGGTTATTCTTTTGATGAAACACTTGATGCGTTTATTCCGCCAAAGTGCCACGAAAATGCAATTTTGAATGAGCAGACTTGTAGATGGGAATGTGATAATGATGAACATCAAGCCTCGTCTATCTAAGTCAGTCATTCAATTAAGAGAACAGGCTGACGATGCTTATCCAAATAGAAAGCGTCATTCAGACGGCACTATCGGGGACGCCAAACACGCAACCCGAAAAAGCGATCATAACCCTGACATTCATTCAGGGTACGTCCGCGCTCTCGATCTCGATGCTGATTTCGACGAACAAGCCTCTACAGCTGCTTACGTTGCCGACCAGATTCGAATTGCAGCCAAGTCAGATAAACGCATTGCTTATGTCATCTTTAATCACAAGATTGCAAGCGCTCGAAGCCTCTGGCGTTGGCGCAAATACACCGGAGTCAATCCGCACATCAAGCACATTCACATTTCGTTTACGAAACTTGGCGACACGGATTCGAAGTTTTTTAACATCCCATTACTAGGAGGAACAGATGACACAGGATCTGAAAAAGATGCTAGCAAGTTGGGGACGAGCATTCCTAACAGCTGCTCTTGCACTTGTCGCTGCGGGCGAAACTGATCTAAAGAACATTGCTTACGCTGGTGCGTTGGCAACGATTCCACCGATTATGCGTTGGTTGAATCCTAAAGATGAAGCTTATGGGCTACGGTGACGGCAAATGATTGGGCGGGACTCGTTCTCGCTATTGCCTCGACGCTTGCTATTGTTATTGGCGGTTTGCGTTATCTGGTTCGCGGTTGGTTGTGGACTCTTACGCCGAATGGTGGTTCATCTCTCGCAGACCGATTGGCAAGAATAGAGACACGCCAAGAGCAGATTATGGATTTACTAAAAAAGTAAGGGACACTTAATCCATGGCAAGAAAAGCAACTAAGGCACTAGAAGATCAAGGCTACTCAAAACTCGAATCTTATTGCATCGGGTTACATGAGTATTTTAAGTCGTTGCGTAAATCAGGATTCAACGAAGATCAGGCTCTTTATATGCTATCGGTTGTAGACTCTTATCCTGGTTGGATCTTGCCAGACCCTATCGAACCAGAGCGGTTTGGTGATTACGAGGACGACGACGAGGACTAATGACAGTCAAAAGAATTGCTTGGATCTCAGACATCCAGGCACCGTTCTTCCATGAAGCTGCAGTTAAGAATCTAGGCAAGTTTTTAAGGGCTTACAAGCCTCACCAAACTATTTGCATTGGTGATGAGATCGACCTTCCACAACTTGGAGGCTTTGCTCAACCTTGGCAAGAAGTAGAAGGCAACATTGACGAGGATCGCAAACTGACTTTAGAGATCCTTGAATACCTTGGCGTTACTGACGTCGTTGGCTCTAATCATGGAGCGCGTGTTTACAAGTCACTCAGTCGCAGACTACCGGCATTTATGAATCTTCCAGAGCTGCGTTATGACAAGTTTATGGGTTATGACAAAGCCGGAATCAAGTACCATCCAAACGGTTTTGACTTTGCTCCTGGTTGGCACACTTGCCACGGAGACGCTTTCCCACTATCAAACAAGCCTGGACAAACAGCCCTAAATGGTGCTATGCGTATGGGTAAATCAGTCGTATCTGGACACACTCACAGACTAGGTTTATCAGCCCACTCAGAAGCCTCTGGAGGGCGTTACGGGCGCATTGTATGGGGTGTTGAGGTTGGCAACCTAGTAGACCTATCAAGCCCTGGTATGGGGTATACCCGCGGTTATGCAAACTGGCAAATGGGTTTTGTTGTAGGCACACTACACGGCAAGCGTTTCACGCCTGAGTTAATTCCAATTGATCCTAAAGATGGATCATTCATTTATCAGGGCAAGCGCTGGGGCTAATTCGTTACCAAACCGTTATCTGAATCGGCGTGTTTGGGATTGATTTAGTCTTATTCGCATGAGACCGTAATCCTGTAGCCAACAATGGTTACAAGAACGGGAGCAAATCAAATGGATCTACAGGTTCCAATAATTATCTTATTACTAGCTGCTAATGTGCTTTGGTACATCGTGGGCTGGGGTCAAGGCTTTAACAAAGGCAAGCGAGAGGGCGTTATCGTAGGCAAGAACTACCAGCGCGTGAGTGAAAATGCGCGCTAATGACATCCTTGACGAAGCAAAAGACCTCATCCAAGACCGAGGCAAAGATTACGGCTTGGCAGCTCTCAATCACCTTCGAATTGCCAAACTCTGGAGCGCCTATCTTGAGCGCAACATCGAGCCTCACGAAGTCGCAATCTGTATGGCACTTGTCAAAATCTCACGCTTACAAGAAACGCCAAACCACGACGACAGTTACAAGGACGGCGCAGCGTACATTGCGCTCGCTGGACAAATTGCATCAACTGACTGGACTGACCTTGACAGTTATTAAGGCAGCTCCTGGAGTCTGGTGCGATTACTGCAAAGTCCGTTTTGGTACTAACACATTACTAGGACAAAAGGCAGCCAGTTACACAGTCATAAGCAATCATCCACGCAGTCAAGGGACACGCCGTCACTACTGCAATTCATGCGCCGTCGAAGTCCAGTCATGGGCAGACGGTACAGTCTGGTCACTACCGGAACAAACCGAGTATCTAATGAAGCAAGAGGAGTTACCTAATGTTTAACCTACAGGATTATGAAACGGTTGAAACTCGTTTAGAGAAGTTCATCAAGGACTTTCCCGATTTTCGCATAAGTACAGAATTGGAGTCATTCCAGAATGATCGATTTATTGTTAAAGCATACCTTTATCGAACTTTCGCAGATAGCGTGGCGTTTTCGACAGGATACGCTGAGGAGAAGGTTACTGATCGCGGTGTTAATTCAACTTCAGCTCTGGAGAACTGCGAGACTTCAGCGATCGGTCGAGCACTTGCAAACGGCGGTTATGCAGCTAAAGGAAAGAGACCTTCACGAGAGGAAATGAGCAAGGTTGAGCGCCTAAGCGCCAAGGACATTGCAAAGGCTAAGGAAGTGCCAAGTTATGCAACCAAAGAGGAAGCACTAGCTGCTGATCCTTGGAGTAATGAGCCAATCTACGGCGATCCTAAGCAACCAGAGGCAATCAGCGCAGCTGAGGCTATTGCAAACGTTGAGAACATTCTGGGAGTCCAGAACCATGAGGAATGCGAGCATGGTGACATGAAGTGGAAAGAGGGCGAAAAGAACGGACGCTCTTGGGGCGGATTCTTTTGCCCAGGTGGAAACATCGCACCGGCTCAAAACTGCCCTACTCGTTGGTACAACCTTGCATCATCCGGTAAATGGGAAAAGCAGAAGGCGAGAGCATAATGGGATTTGTAGAAGTAAACATCAATGGTCAATGGATGAACCTAATGTCCATGTCAGTTACTTGTCAGTTGTGTAATGAGGAGGTAATCATCGCTCACTTGGCCAAAGCTGAGAACGCAGATGCTCCACTTAACGCTACTTGGACTTGCAAGAAATGCCACGCAATTAATGGCTAATCATCGCAAACATAGAGGCTACAGAACTCAAAAGGTCATAGCCGACTATCTCAAACAGTTTTGGGCGTATGCCGACACCGCCGGTGCTGGTCGTCAGGGTGAGGACATTCTCAACATCCCGACGGTCAGTATCGAGGTAAAGGCTCGCTCAGACTTTCAACCCTTGGCTTGGATCAAGCAGGCTGAGGCTAATGCTAACGGCAAGATGCCAATGGTTATCATGCGCTGTAATGGACAGGGAGAGGATGCCGGCGAATACCTGGCGTTTGTCAAAGTCAAGCACATCATGCCTATTCTGCATCAAGCTGCCCCAAGTGATGAGATCCAGAGATGCACTCAATGCGGATCCTGGAACTTTGAAGGAAAGGATTGTCTACCATGCCGATTTATGAGTACAAATGTGTCAAATGCCAAATAGCAATGGAATTAGAGAAATCTATCCACGAGGAAGCAGATCCAATCTGTTGCGGTGAGTCGATGCGCCGCGTTTATGGCACCTTTGGCATTAGCTTTAAGGGAACAGGTTGGGGTCATCAATGAAACGAAACACCGCTCTGACCTGCGGTTTTACCGATTCGCTTGACACGTCTGGTACGCTAACGGCGCAGAGCCCATCAAGGGCTCACCGCGACCCGCTGAGGCGGGTAGGTCGCGGGGTGCTAGTTGCTATTGGGATAACTCTGTTTACACCGGCTTACGCCGGATCAACTGATGGAGCAAAACCATATATACAGATGACTGTAAGAGAGTATGCAGCTGTATTAGTAGATGATAAGAAACAGATGAAATGTTTGGGTCTGCTCTATGGTAAAGAAAGTGCGTGGAATCCAGAAGCTGTTAATGGATCACATTATGGAATACCACAAGGACGATCTATCTATCTAAGAGATGCACTACCAGAACAGCAAATTATGTGGGGTCTCAAATACATCGACATACGCTACGGCAGTCCATGCGCAGCTTGGTCGTTCTTCAAACGGAACAACTATCATTAATGGCTAAGCAATCAGCGTTAAGAGATGACGGATCTACTGCCTTATGGCGTAAGATCAGGCAACGAGTATTA